TACACCACTGATTTAATGCTGTTGAGATAGCATTTACTTCGCTTTCTGTTGCATCATCTTTATAATGTATTTCAAAAGGTAGGCGGGTGTCTGGATTTGTTTGTGTAGAAAATTCAGCAATAGTGTCTAATGCAGCATTAATTTCACTATCCATATCCATTTGGTCATACTGTGTATAACGCTCAACACGATTGGGCTGTCCTGAGTAAACCTCAGGCAACCAACTTTGCCATCTATTTGCTTTGGCACGAATCCCATTACTAGGCTCGTATTTTGTAAAATGCTTTTTCCAGCTCATCAGGGGTATACCTTTAATTATAGTGTATTTAGCAAAAAATAATTATGCTCGCAGTGGATCAGATCTACGACTATAACGCTTCATTATGTCTTCAAGATGTTGCATAATTGCAAGATTTCTACGTTTTATTTCTGTTATTTGTTTTATTTGATCATTTATAGATTCACTACCTGCTGAATTACGTTCATTTTCTGTTTCAGCTGGCGTAGTTGTATTAATTTGTCTCGGTCTTTCATTACGAACACCAACTGGTTCTTCAGATATACTTATTGGTGCTATAGATGCATTGATATTATTCGAAACAGAACTAGTATCATTCCCACCAAAGTTTATCATATTACCTAAACCAGCAGTTAAATTAGATAATTGCATTGCTGTCTGTTCTATGTTTGGTATTGATCCTTGAAGTGTGTTAAATGCATTTGCTAATCCAAGTACTGAATTAATACGCTGTTGTATCATTTCTGATGTACGTTCATGTGATAAAATAAAACCTGATTGATCAGGAACAAATAATTCACCTAAACCACCTGGTCGATTTTCACCAACGACATATGGCATATTTGCGGACACACTACCACCTGAATATCTACCAGGGGTATATCCATCAGCAAACATATATCGACGGTTGCCCGGCCATAAAGAATCAGGATATCCATTCAAATCATATACCATCATTCCTGATCCAGGATAATTGGGATGTTCTTTAGGAGTTAAATCAGAAATATTAATACCTATGTCTTCAAGTGACGCTCTATCAAAATCCGATGGGCGATCTACTTCAGACATTGCGCGGTCCCATGCAGGATCACCCCCCATTGTCGGTGGTGTGGCTGCTAGTCTAGAATTTGCTGCGGCAGTAAATTCAGACTGTGTGACTGATTCAGCAATTGGTTCTTCTCTTCTTGGGTTTATTAGATCTTCAAACGCTTCAACGCCTGCTAACATTGCTCTACCAAGAGAATCTGCTGCATCACCTGCAAAATCTAATGGAACAGTTAAAGCATCCTGTGCTGCAAGAACTGCCATAGTTGCATCATTAAATCCTTCAGTAGTTTCACCTGCTTCTTCTATATCTCGCTTATATTGCTCAAGTGCGGCGACAGTTTGTTGTTCTGACATGTCTAAATAATTTCCCATGTCAGTGTCAAGTAACGTACTAGCTGTTCTTAATTCAATCAATGCTTGATTAATTGGGCTTAATGCATCTCCCGCACCCTGTGCCATGATTGCAGTATTTTGACCTGCGGCCCTAACTGCTTCTAAAATAAATTTGTTTATGTCACCGCCAGCAACTTGGCCAGTTCTAATAGCGTCGTTAATTTGATCTAATACTGGAGATCCTGCTGATTGCAGTGCTTGCATCATAGTAGTCGCTTCGCCACCCATACCAATCAGTGCATCACGCACATCAAAGTCTTCAATATGATCAGCAGTTGTTGCTAATTCAGAACCAATTGCATTTGATAATATTGTTCCTAAGCTGCCAAGCTGGTCTTGTCCATATGCTAACTGTGTTAATACTGCTCTGGCACCTTCACTGAATCTATTATCTTCACCGTACGTTTCTTCCATTCTACGAAGTGCAGCTGAAACTTGCGGGGCACTAAGTGCAGCGGCACGTGCTTGTAGCAATTCATCACGACTTTTACCGGTTAAACTAGCCAATGCACCAGTTTCTAGCATTAAGTCTCTGAATCCATTCTGTAGTTTTACCTGCGCATTGTTTGTATTTCTGTTGACTTCGCCTGTGCTACGTGCTACTGATATATAGTCAGCAAACGCTTTCGCCATTTGTTCGTTACTCATGCCAAAGTCGCCGAAATCATTAGCGGCTCTGTTTACATCTCTGAACATTTCAGTAAAGATCTGTGTACCTCTAGAAACGCCGCCGCCAAACAGTTGTAGTGTTTGCCCATATTCACCCGCAATACTAGCTAGTTGTGTGTATGTAATACCGCCTTCTCTGGCCGTAGTATATAAATCTTCATATGTAGCTGCACCTTGATTGAATACCACACCAGCGTTTATCATTGCTTCTTGTGCTTTAGCGAATTGTTCAATCTTTGCAGCATTGAAACCTAACCAACCAAACGCGGCATCGCCCAATGCTTCTACACCAGGAGCCCAATTGCTTAGTGTTTTACCTAGAGCGCCAAACGCTCCTCTGGAATCTTTTAATCCAGTTAAAGTTTTTCCAAATCCAGCACTTGCTGTCTTTGCTGCATCAACTAAGTTACTAAGAGGTGTTTCAGTGTTACTAAATTTTCCAACAATGTCTGATGTGCTTTTTGCAAGTGTTTTCGTTATTTGTTGGGTTCTTTTATTTTCTTCATCCGCATCTTTTTCTCGGCGCTCTCTTAATTTCTTAAAAGCGTCTCTGACAGATTGACTTATACTTGTAGTATCAACAGCGTTGCCTTTTACAACTTCAATTAATTTTTTATCAATATCATTACTGAGCTGCATCTGCGCAACTAATGCTTGAAGTGCAGTTTCACTAGCCCATGCTGGTATAGCAATCGTTTCACCAGTTGGCAGAATAATATTATTAGTGTCTGATGCCATTTATCTAATTGTTCTTTCTACCAATTCGTCAGTACCTGCCGTATCTGTTAATCTACGTGATGCTTCAAGTATTTCAGCATCTACGTCTCTTAATTCTCTAACAGTTTCTTCTTCAAGATCATTCTCATCTGTATTTATTCTAACTTCTGGTACATTATCAGCGGCAGGAGTTACCGCTGGAATCGTAGGTGTGATGGGTGTCACAGCAATATCATCATCCATTACAGGATCAGCAGTGGAAGGGATACTTGGTACTGTTGGTACTGTTGGTGTGGCTGTCGTGGGTGTTTCAGCAGTACTTGGGAGTGCAGGTGCATCTGTTCTGTCGACAGGTCCTGGAATTTCCCTATCTGTTGGCGGAATGGCGCCGTCTCCTTCAACAGGCGCCGTGGGATTAACTTCTGCTACTGGTATAGTTGGCGAGGATAAATCAATTCCTCGCTGTCTTGCATGTTCCGCAATTCTCACATCTAGATCAGAAATAGTTATTGCACCATCGCGGTTCATATCTAAGCCAACGTTTTGATTATAGTAGTTTTCACCTCGACTTGTTAACACATCTCTTCTTGCTCTGCCAGGTAAGAATACATATGCATATAGCTTTCCTGCACTTGCGCCGGCTAAACCGCTTGCGTATTGTTCAAAATATTTTTCAACCCAAACCATTTGCTGCGCACGGTTCATTTGAATTAAAGCATCTGTAGTTGTACCTAAGCCTCGTGCAGTTGCAGGCATAAACTGTATTAACCCTGTGGCTCCTCCATTTGGATTTCTAGCTTGCGGATTAATTCCACTTTCAGAAGCCATAAGTCCCAACAGCGCATTTGGATTGAACCCAAAACGCTGTGATATTCTGTCTACTTCTGCTAAAAATTCTCTATCTTGTGCCCATGGTTGGTTTGAATTAACACTAATAGGCGCATACCCACCTCCGGAGGCGCCGGATGATGTTGAAACTATCCCTGCAACTCCGGGCGTAAACCCACTTCCGGTAACGCCAGTCTGTTCATACATTGATTGTGTCAATCGTACTGCTTCATCATATGATAAATCAGTTTTACCTTGCAAAAATGACTGTGCTGCTATACGATCCTGTCTCGCTCTTTCAGCACGATCCTGCCTCGTAGTCACAGTTATTTCTGATACATCAAATATATCACTCCAGATATCCTGTAATGAAGATAATTTATCACCAAACGTACTGGCCATGCTACCTGTTGTTTCAAAGTTAGGTGCTAGTATAGTGTAAACACGCAACATTGCTTCACGTGCATCATCAATTCCTTGTATAGCTGCGCCTGCTGTAGTTGTTTCCTTAGCAACTAGTTCAGGCGTAAAGTTTAATTGTGATTGAGATGCACTCATAAATTCTTCTGCGGCGAGCCACGCCATATCTCTTACGTGCCCAGATGCTAATGTTGTTTCATTAAATGTTACTCTGAAATCTGGGCGTGATTCCCTGAGATATAATAATGATTGCTGAAAATCATAAGACAACTCACCAGGATTTTCATAATGTCCAAATGCTGTTTTTTCAACAATGCTAGCAAATATTCCCACAGCGTCAGGGCCTAAGAATGATAAGGTGTCATATAACGTCTGTTCAATGTTATCTATAGCAGTAGTGTTAACATCGATGTCATATTGTGTTCTGTCAACCCATTGCAGTAACATCTTTGCCATATCAGGGCCTAGCATTTCGCCCACTTGTGCAAGTTCACCATATGCCATTTCACTACGTCTCACAGCATTTCCATTTTGGTCGTTTATCAATAGACTTGCAAATTTATTGATAGATAAAATGTGAGATGTTTCGTTAAGAGCAGTAGCACGTGCTTCTAATAGTTTGTCTCTCTCAATACCAGTGGCGTTTGCCATACCAATAGCAAACGCTGTTACACGTTGAAAACTATCTGCTATCTTCGATCTGGCATTATTATTAAGACTATCTATCTGTCCTGATCTTGTTAATATACGTGCTTCTTCAGCTAATCTTCTAGCAAGTTGTTGTCCGCTATATCCAAAGTCTGCTATTCCTGCTGATCCGTTATCTACATTGTTGGCAAAATCTAAAAATTGGGTATAACCGTCAACAGTATTTCCACTTAATCTCGCCAGCGTCATATTGTATTCCTGTAGTGTTTCAACCATGACACCAAGGCTCATACTTAATTTCGCCGCTGACTCTCTAAAGTCCGTGTATAATTCTAAATCACTAGCAACAATGCCAAGTCCTATCATTGCTCTCAATGATTTTTCTTGTTCACTTGCATACTCTGCTATCATGCGTTCTACTGTAAAAGTACCTGCAATTGCAGCACCAACAACAACAGTTGCTCTAGAAACATTAGGAGCAAGTGTTCTAATGAATCTATTTCTAGCTAAATCACTAGATGATTCCTGTAATGCCCAAGCAAAATCTTCAGCAATGTTGGCGACTGTAGAAAGAGGATTTGTATCTCTGCCTATACCTCCAATACTTTTTAAAAATGCATCAGACGATTTTTTTAATATACCTGTCAACGCACTGTTACGTTCCTTGTTAAATGCGTTAACAATATCATCAGTAATGTCATTGCCCTTACCCATTTGAACAATGGCTTGATTTATCAATAAATTAGCTTTAACTGCATGTGCAAATACCTTGTCAAGTGTAGCTTCTCTTGCCCATGGATATGAAGCATCGAGTGTAAGTACTGCATTTTCAATAGGGGATACCATTATTGACCGGCCCTTTCATTCGTTGCTTCATCATCGAAAAATGATCTAATAGATGCCCATGCTCTTTCAACGACTGATGCTGACTCTAATTCTTCTTCAAGTAATTCTTCAACCACAGGATCAACTGTAGCATCAGTAGTGCTTGGTTGTACTGCGCCATCATCTCTAGCGGGGATTACTGGAGGAACGGCAGGTGTGACCGGTGGTTCAGTAAATGTTTCAACTGTTGGCTCTGGCACTGTTGCGGGTGCAGTGGCGGTCGGAATAGCTGAAGCATCTGGGTCAGCAGTAGTAACATCAGTTGTGCCAGGTGCACCGGTATATTCCCAGTGCCAAGTTTCATGTGCCATGCGTTGATAGAAACCATATTCCATGCCATGCTGGCGAAGCCACTGATATTGTGGGGCTGCTTCATGCTGTCTATATATTGTACCTTCATCAAATGCAAGACCCCATCCGTGGTTTGATCCGCCTGGATATGCTACCCATCTACGTCTTTCAGAAAGCGGTCTAGTTGATGTATTCCAGAGGTGTAGTTGGCGTTCATAGTCTCTGTACGTTGAACTTGCCTGTATGGTAACACCATCTGCCGCGGCGGCAGCAACCATTCTATTAAACGCATCAGCCGCTCCTACGCGAAGTCTACCGCCTCCTGTGACTGCTTGTAATTCTCCAGGAGTCAATCTACCATTTTTTAATGTCCCGCCTGCGCCTGGATCAGCAGCGACACCAGTTAACGTTGCGCTCATTGCGCCCGTTGGACCAAGTGCTACAGCGGCAGCGGCGGCGTAAGGGTCAGCGCCTGCTCGAAGTGTACCATCTGATTCAAAGTATTCACCATACTGACTGTCCCAAACTCGCTGCGGGTGTCTAGGACTAGTTGATATAAATCCATTATTTTGCCACCATCTAGGTCTAGGTGGTGCTATTGGTGTACCTGTTGTGCCTTCATCATCAGTTATTGGATCATAATTAACCAATGGACCCAATACTAGCCCAATAACATCTGTCAACCATAATATAGTGTCGCCAAATCCGCCAACAATTGTGCCAGTAGTACTAAACCCTGGGGCCGCGATTCTTGATATCTGTAAAAACGCTCTACGTATACTATCCATGCCATCTACAATACCGTCAGCTGATTCTGTATATGCTGCAACGTTGTTGCGATGTTGTTCAAGTGATGATCTCGTAGCATTTAAATATGCCTCAGGAGCAATACGTGCCTGTGCTTGCATTTCCATAACTTCCTGTATTATGGGATCAGATATGTTACCTATAGATTCTATAGGGGTAGATTGTGCAACTGATTGTATGAATCCTTGTATAGCTAAGTCAGCGTCAACTCCACTTAAATTTCCACGAACTGCTGATTGAATCATTGCTACGTATTGTTCTTTAACATTGTTTCCCATCAAATTTAAAATTTGATTTAATTCAGGACTCATGTTTGCCATCACGTCGCCAAAATTTTGGTCAGTTATAGCACGTGTCATTAGACTTGTTGTTTCATTAGCAAACTTACCATCAAAAATAGTACCAAAGACAGTGTTTACGTTTGTTTGAAAATCAATTATATTATCATAAGCGATCTGTCCAAATCTTTCAACTATATCAGATTGCGCAAATCTCACTGCTACTGTAAAGTCTATGTCTTGTGCGGCCTCTTGTCTTCTTTCTAATAGATCATCACGTTTAACACCAAGAAGATCAGCCATAGTAGTAGCTGCAACAGAACTTTTAATAAATCTATCGTACAATACACGTTCAGACTGACTATTGATATCTGCTAGTCCACCGTATCGTCTGACAATCTCTGCTTCGTCCACTAGCCTTCTCATAACTTGCCTAGCCGTATAACCAAAATCAGGAAATGCATTATCACTTTTTATAACATTGGCGAAATTAGCAAACTTGATTAAGTTGTCGCCTGCTGTACCAGGAAGATTTGCTAACATAGGCATCTGTCGTCTGTAACCAGCAAATATTTCATTTATTGATTGGCCTAGATTAGCAAATGTATCTGCCATTTCTGTATATTTGTCAGGATCCATTGAAACGCCCATGTCAATACCTGCGCGAAGAACTTTTTCCTGTTCACTAAAAATTTCACCGTATATAGCTAATACACCAGCAGTAGCGGCGGTAACACCTGCGACTCCAGTAGTTACTCCTCCTAAACGCTGCAATGTAGATGGTACTGCGCCCATTGCTGTATTACTAGAACTACCGAAATTAGCGATGCCGCCGGCGGCCATTTCTACTAATTCAGCAGTTGCCTTAATAGGATTTACATCACTCTCATATATTTTGGTTTTTATAACTTCATTTATACTCTTTACATTTGAAGTTAATTTATCAATTGTTGATTTTTCATTTTTAATCAATTTCAGCAAATCTTGAGCGTTATCACCCTGTCTTTGCATTGAATCGATAGCTTTTTTAACTTGAGCAGTATTCATACCAACTGTTCGCATGGCTTTTTCCAAAGTCTGCTCGCTAGCCCACTTGTATTGTTGATGAATACGTTTTAATTCTTTCTCAATGTTCAAAATTAACTACCTATATAATGGCATAAATATATTATAATGCAAATACTTATAGTATTTATTTGGAGAAAACCCCTATGTCTAACCCACTAATTCAGGCTTATAGAAAGCCTTCACTATACGTCACTCTACCAAGTGGCGGAAAGTATTATGATCCTAAACCAAAATTAAGTGTGGATGGTGACTTGGCAGTATATGCTATGACTGCTAGAGATGAATTGATTACAAAGACGCCGGACGCCTTGTTCAACGGTGAAGCAACTACTGCTATTATTCGTAGCTGTTGCCCTGATATTATGAATCCTGAATCTGTCCCAGTAAATGACTTATTGGTTATTCTGCTAGCTATCAGACAAGCAACGTATGGCAAAGATTTAAATGTTGACATCAAATGTCCAGCGTGTACTGAAATGAACATGTTAGCAGTTGATGCTAATAGGATACTTGCATCAGCAAGGCAAATTAAAATAGATGATCACGTTGTTCTTGAAAAAGGTTTTAAGGTAGATGTAAAGCCATATAATCTTAAAGACAGAACACTGTTGCAAATTCAACAAATAAAACAAAAGAAAATGATTGAAAGTTTAATTTCAGCTGATATTGAAGAAGATCAGAGGGGCGAGATATTTGGCCGCACTTTTGTGGAATTGGCAGAACTAACAATTAAACTAGTAGCAAATTCTATTACATCAGTTACTCCTGCTGCGGGAGAAACTGTTTCTGATGCAGAGACAATTGGTGAATGGTTACAATCAATCACAAAATCTGATTACGAACAGATTAAAGCTCTAGTTGAAAAACTTTCAGAACCAGCGATTGATACAAATTTTAAAGCCACATGTCAACATTGCGGACATGGCTGGTCAACTGATGTTGATTTAGATATTGCAAATTTTTTCGTAGGCTGATCTCCACTAGTCAGCCGCAGGCTATTGAAAAAATAATAGAGCGTTATAACAAAGATCATGATGCTACTGAAACATCATATACAGATCTAATACTACATAGTGGGGGCGCTATAAGCTATCAAGATGTGATGACTATGCCAGTCCCCGCAATACGTATACTTATTGAAACAATCAATAAACGTAATGAGGAACGTAGTTTAGCTATGCAGAAATCACGCAAATCAAGATAATTTGTCTTGTCCTGTGATAGCTTTATAATATTCAGCTGGCCAACTCTCATAATATTTTGTGTTATGCAGTTGTCCTCGTTTTTCTAAAATATCATCTTTAAGCTGTATAAAGACACAATTGGTGAAATTTTTTGCAAAATAACCACTCTGCGGGGTACTTGTAAAATATAATAGTCCTGGGTGTAGTTCTGAAAGGTATTCACAGTATTTTTCAGTAGTAACAAGTGATTCATTATTATCACCTAGCCAAGCAACTCCTATTTCATATTTTTCTTTATCAAATTTGTTTAGATCTGAAACATTCTCACGTGCATCTATAAACTGTACCAGATTGTTCAATCGTGCATGTCTAGCATATGGACATATAGGAAAACCATCGAATTTTTTTGCTTCGATAATTTCTTCAGACCATTTTAGGAAGGCCTGACAAAACTCTTCAAATGTCATTGGGATTATCTTTCTATCAGTCATAATTATCACCAAAAGTAATATTATGCTAAAGATATTTATTAATCGTATCAATTGCTCTTCGAGCAATTTCAACTTCATTAATCTTCGATTAATTTGTTGAATGTTTATAAATCTTTAATACTGATCATATATCATATCTAACGTTATAATACTTTAATCTTATATTATATTCTTCCCGCTGAGTATTCATTCACACTAAGCCCGATACAGGCCAAAGTGTGAATGAAATTTGTAAGTTAGGAAAATTTCCCATGCCTCGCAAACGCCCACATTACCATAACATAACCTTACTACAGGGAGAGGCGGTTGAGCTGTACCTCCTATTACGATGCGTCTAAACAGCGCAGGACCACCGGATGCCATGGTATCAGCATATCCAGTTACCCTCAAGATATTAGTGTCAATAGAGCTTGATCTTTTAAAAACCATTACGACAACAGAAGCAGTGTGCTTAAGGCGTCCCTGACGTCACCAGGGATAGTCTGTTGAAGCGGTTAACTAGATAAACCATTTGCATACCGTCTCACATCAGAACGGATTCGCGGCACTGATTACTGGCGTGCCAACCTTATGTCTAGTTTGTAGTAGCCTTTAATAGTATTGGGGGGGGGTTAATCGGTGCCTTTAATAGCCATTGTTTCTATAGCTTGCGTGTTAACTGATACAGACTTAAAGTCTTCCCAGAATGTAATTGTCCAGTGGCCATGATTTTCGCTTTGATATGTAATGTGCCTGTCTAAGTAGAATTTGGTTTTGTGTCTTTTTGGAAATGCCAAATATATGCCTTTGCGATCAAACTTCATAAAAAGTAGATCAATATCTCTGTTGTCGTGTGCGTCTAGTGTTTGTTCAAGCCAGGATTCAAGTAATGGAATTGATTTATTTTGTAGTAAATGATGGAAGGGGAAATCCTTATAATTTTTACACTCACAGTTGAAGTGCTTCCAGTGATCAGGTGGAATGATGTCCCCTTTAAATGCCTTGATTTGATTTTCCGTAAGTGTACTCTTACGTGCAGCATTGACGCCGCCGACAAACGCTCCACTATGTGGAACACGTTCAAAATTGTCACCGTATATTTTGCCTAGGATTTTGCAAACATCACGTTCAAATCCTTTGCCTTTGTTTTTACTCTTGCTTGTCATATATTATTTTTTTAAGTTGTTGCAGTATATCTACTGCCAACAAATTTTTTACTTTCGTTGAGTATAAGTCCACGGGTATGTCCCATAGCTCTTTATTTTCAATACGACGAACAGACGTTATCTTATCGCCTTTATCGTATGATATTGAAGCATAAGAATATCCTATACCTTTTATCAGTATAGCATCATTAATATCAATGTCAACATCATCTTCTTGTTTGTTCATATTATATAATTATCTTCTTTTATTAAATACCTTTATGATATTACATCCGTTCAAGCATTTTAGAAAAGATCTTATAGCATCTCCTGGGGTGGGTAGGAACTTTCTTTTTTACTTGCTTTATTACAATTATAGAGATAATTTTAGAATTTTGCCTCATAATGAATTTTTTGCTAACTTATACTGTATATCTGAAGTTAAAAACAACTCACAACATAGATTGTTAACTGAACAATTTTTGAAAGATAATATGAGTACAATGATAGAATATAAAAAAATATTCAATGCTGAGTATGCTTCTATATCTAAAGATATCTCTATAATTTCTAAAATGGGTCTATTTGCTTTTTACTTTGATTTTTTTATTAATTCTTATAATTTTGTTGATAGGGATGCGTCAGCTAAGGAAATTGATTTTGATCTCAAATTAAAAATACATAATGAGTTGTTATCGAAATTAGATTTTAGCTTTATTGATAGTAAACCATATGTGTGTAATTTTCATGATCCATATTACTTGGCGGAATTCGATGTTCATATTCCTAATTATGAAATAGTAGCAATCGAACCACGTGAAGTTGACTCAATGGAACAAATACTTACGCTGTGTACTATAAAGCATATTCATTCAGATCCAACGCTAACAGCAGAAGACATGTTTAGAATATCAAAAGGAAAACAGCAGGTATTTGAAAATTATAAATGGTATACTAAAAGTCCTAATCATTTAAAATATATAAAAAATGTTTTCTATTGGGAAGATCTATTTAAAAATATTGATTGGGGAGTATGGAAAGAGTTTTTTGCTTGTTTTGAAAAAGAAGAGTTGTGGAATAAAGAAGAGGCCAATTTGAGAAATGAAATTTTGTTGTATAGTGAAAGAAATAATTTAATTTATAATGATAATAAGCATTTGTTTTTTTAAAGATTGAGGTCATGCATCAATAACCTCAATCTCTGTATTAAATGTCGTAAAGCCGTTTTCTTTTGTAACTTGTAATACATTATTTACACGCCCAACAAGTTCGTCACGGTGACTAATGAGCAGGATACTCTTGCTGCGGTCACGCTCCAATTTCTTGAGAACGCCCAGCGCACTTTCAACACCAACCGTATCCATGCCGCTGTCAACTAGTTCGTCAATACACATCAAGTTAACAGGATGGTTCATGCTTTCAAATACATCACGGAAAGCCCAGCTAAGTCCTAGGATCAGACGGTTGCGTTCACCACGACTAAGGTTATCAAAGTCCAAGTCTTGTCCAAGCTGTGTAATGCTTACGCTTAGGTCGCTTTGGAATTGAACTTCATGTGGAAGTCCAAGTTTAGTAATATAGTATTCCAAGCGACTGTTTAGGAAGCTCAAGTTTTGTTCAATAATCTTTTTGCGTATAAAGCTGTCTTTACTTGTTAACAGTTTAAGCAGGAATTCCTGATGTTCTTTTAAATCGTCCAAACGGTTAACTTCGTTCCAATCAACTTCCTGCAATCCAGTATCACGCATAATCTGAATTTGTTCCTCATATGGATCAGCTTCAGCTTCCTTGCGTTCAATATCTGTTTTAATTTTACTTAGTTTGCTTTGGTGCTCGTATGCTTCTTGTACAGTGTTGTAGTGGAGTCTTGGAGCAGGCCCAATATCACCAATGAGATCAAGTCCGGAAATATAATCATGTAACGATTCCTCTATTTCTGCAACGATTCCACGTGATTCTGCAACGAGTTCAGTTTTTGTTGCAACGATTTTATCATGCGCTTCATCATGTAACTCTTGTCCACACGCATAACATTTATGCTCAAGTGCTGCTGACAAATCTTCTTCTGCCTTAAGTAGACGTTTTGTTTCACGCTCTTTAGCAGTAGTAAGTTTTGCAATTTCACTCGTAAGTGTATCGTACTGTGTTTTGCGATCCTGCCAAACATCATACGCAGCATGTGCTTTTAATTCAGCATCAACATCAATATGTTCCAGTGCTAGTAGTTCAATACCCAAATCAACAATAGCTTTTTCTTTGTTAGAAACCCAAACACGTTGACGGCGTTCCAAGTCTTTAATAGTACCGCCAATACGTTCGTTTGCTTCTTCAATAGCACGAATCTTATATGTTTCTTCCTGAACGGCGTCTTTAGTATTTCTAACGAGTTCTTTAAGAATATCAGCCTTTTCACTAAGTTGTGTAATACCAAGTAGCTGCTCAATAAGTTCTCGTTGCTCGTTAGCCCGCATACTCAAGAATGGTTCAGTGTATGTGTTAAGTGCTAGAATATGCTTGAACATGGTGTGACTCATACCCAGCACACGTTCAATAGCTTCCTGACTTAGCCTACCCTCGCCCTGCATTTCATCAGTGCCATCGGCTGTATTATCAATATCATCAACAATAAACTTGAACACGTTGGGCTTGCGTCCACGTTCAATACGATAGTTGACGCCATCCTTTTGAAACTCACAAGTTACAAGCATTTGCTTGTTGTTTGTCTTGTTTACAAGGTTATCTTTTTTAATGTTGTATAGTGCGTTACCGTAAAGTGCGAAGCTCAATGCGTTGATGATAGTTGTTTTACCAGTACCATTACGTGAACCGTCGCCGCCCAAGTCCATGTTGTTACCCAACACAAGTGTAAGTCCAGCATTATCAAACTGCACAGCCTGTGTTACGTTACCAACACTCATAAAGTTCTTCACAGTAATATTTTTAACTTTAAGCATTATTTGTTTAGTCCATTATAGATATCAATTAGTAAACTGTTGCGAATAGTTGTGCTTTCAATAGCTTTAAGTTGCGTTAGCACAATACTGTCAACGTTCTCAATCTCAATATCTCCACTGCCTTGCCATTCCTGTGACAAGTCATCCTTCTTGCTAGGCATTAGTGCAATCTCACGAAGATCGTACTGCTTTGCAAATGTTTCCTTGATAAAGTTAGCTTCTTCATAGCTGATAGGAACATCTAAACTAATGCGGCAATAAGTGTTATTAGAC